TAAGAAAACGTTAAATATGAAGTCAGAAGAAATAAAACCAAATGATGGTAGAAGAAATAACAGTAGGAAGAAATCAATACCATTAAGTAAAGTACCAGACAGAGAACGTAGTAATGTTCCTGCAAAGAATTACGCTAAGAAGAAAAGAACTAAACAGTATGCTAAGAAAGCATTAAAGAATGTTTTTGGTAGTGAAGTTAATGCGTTTGAAGAAGTAGCTAAGAGAGCAAAGAAAACAGGTAACTACAATATGTATAAGATGTTATTTGACTATGCTTATGATGATGAGAAAGATGTTAAACCTGTTGCTAATAATGCACCTGTAATTAATTTCTTTGGTAATAGTAATCCAACATTAGAGGAAAAGACTATTGATGTAGAACATAAAGACGTTGATGATGAAGAGTCTTAGTATTCACGAAAAGTATCAACCATTATTTAACAGTGATAGTAGATATTATATCGTAACAGGTGGTCGTGGTTCGGGAAAGTCTTTTGGTGTTGCTTTAAGATTATTAATGCTTACTTATGAAGTAGGTCATAAAGTATTGTTTACACGATATACAATGACTTCTGCACATACTTCTATTATACCAGAGTTTGTTGAAAAGATAGATTTATTAGGTAAGAATAAAGACTTTAGGATTACTAAAGATGAAATAATGAATCTAACAACAGGTTCTTCTATTATATTTAAAGGTATTAGAACGAGTAGTGGTAATCAAACAGCTGCACTTAAATCACTTAATGGTATTACTACCTTTGTAGTAGATGAGGCAGAAGAGTTAGATGATGAAGAAACTTTTGATAAGATAGATTTATCTGTTAGAGCAATAACTAAACAGAATAGAGTTATCTTAATATTAAACCCTGCAACTAAAGAGCATTGGATTTACAAAAGGTTCTTTAGGGATGCTTTAGTTAAAGATGGTAGTAACTTAACAAAGAAAGGTGTTACTTACATACACACTACTTATAAAGATAATAAGGCTAACTTACCAGAATCTTTCTTACAGACTATTTATAAGACTAAAAGAAATAATCCAAGTAAATACTTACACCAAATATTAGGTGGTTGGAAAGAACGTGCAGAAGGAGTTATTATAAAGAACTGGAGAACAGGTGTCTTTATGGATAGAGAGTTAATGTGTTATGGTCAAGATTTTGGTTTTAGTTTAGATGATACAACGTTAGTTAAAGTTTCTGTAGATGTACCTAATAGACAGCTGTGGGTAAAGCAATGTTATAATAAACCTAACTTATCTACAAGTGAAATTATAAGACTAAACAAGGCTTATGCTAAATCTGATTTAATTATTTGTGATAACTCTGAACCAAGATTAATTAGAGAACTAAAGAATAGTGGTTTAAATATGAAGCCTACTGTTAAAAAGACTGGTAGTATATTAAGTGGTATAGCTTTAATACAAGACTATGAATGGATTATAGATAAAGATAGTATTGATGTTATTAAAGAAGTAAACAATTACGCTTGGAAGGATAAAAACACAGTTCCTATTGACAAATTTAACCACTACATTGACGCTATAAGATACGCTATGCAGTTTCTTGTTCAGGGCAAAAGTTCAGGTGTATACCATATTAAATAGTATTTAAATTATTTTTTGTATATTTGCTTTATGAAAAAATTATGTAAATATTGTGGCGAAGAGAAACCTATTACTCAGTTCAATAAAAAGAAAAATGGGAAGTACGGTGTGTCGTCTAAGTGTAAACCTTGCTTTAGTGAATATTATAAGTCCTACTACAACAAAAACAAGAAATCTAAAATTAATTCAGTAAAAAACTACTACAACAATAACAAGGATTCAGTTTTAAAATATAAGAAGGAGTATTATGTTGAAAATAGGGAGCTTCTTATTAGAAAAGCATCAGATAGAAAAGAATTTAAGAGAAAGACAAGTGGGTTTCATAGGATGAAGTATAATCTTAGAAAAAGAACATCTTCGGCTTTTAAGGTTAATTACTGGACTAAAAAAAGTAGTAATTCTAAAATGCTTGGGTGTTCCTATAATGAAGCTAAATCTTACTTAGAAAGTAAGTTTGTTGATGGAATGAATTGGGATAACTATGGAGAATGGCATATAGACCATATAAAACCTTTATGTTCTGCTGAAACTAAAGAAGATTTGATAAAACTATGTCACTACACTAATTTACAGCCTTTATGGGCAAAAGATAATTTATCTAAAGGTGGTAAATATTAGATAGCTAAGTGAAACCCTCTCAAAAAGGGTTGAACGTATTAAACTTTTCTTAAACACTAAAAAAATAAATATATCTCTTTTTTTTAAATAGCACCTTTTCCAATTCCACTTTGCGTTATCAATCACTTGACGACCCTCTTTGGGGAGGTCGTCTGCGTTAGACTACTTAATAGTAGTTCTAAAACAAAAATAAGCAAATTTAAACCAAAAGTTTTATTTATGCAAGACTTATTTTAAAAAGTTATTAACAATATTTCTATGTTATTAACAATCTTGTTTATTAAATTATTTTTACTATATTTGCATTATAAAATTAATAATTATGATAGCAACATTAAGAAAACTTACAAGAAAGTCTACGTTAAAAGTAGGTAAACACAAAGACCTTACAGTACAAAGAGTATTGGATTTAGGCAAGAAGAAAGATTTAGTATATTTATACTTTAATACGTCTAATATGACGTTTATGGATGATATATTAGATGAACTTAGGATAACAGAGGAATTTAGAATAAGCAAACCAAGTAAGAGTAGAAGTGCTTATAATAACTTTCTTAATGAATCTTATTACTACACTAATAAAAATAACAGAGGTTATGGTTCAGATAAACTGATTAAGAGAAAAGAAACTCTTAGCAAGGCTGTGTTAAAATATAAAAATCAGAAATTTATTTAAAATAATTGTAGATAATTAAAATATTTTTTGTATATTGCAACAAATTAATGACAATGAAAACATTAAATGAGTTTAAAGGTTATAAATGGTGGGAACAAAATAACCCTGCGTATAGAGAAGCTTGTTTTAGACAAGCTACAAGAGAATTAGTTGAGTTGAAAGGGAAATTTGACTACTTTATTAAGATGACGCAAGAACATAAATTAGATAATTAAATTATGCCACATAGTAAAAATAAAGGAAGTTCTTACGAAAGAAAATTAGCTAAAGAGTTTAGAGAGTTTGGTTTTGAAGACTGTAAGACGTCAAGATTTGAAAGTAAGATGTTAGATGATGCAGGTGTAGACTTAACAAACACAGGTATCTTTAATATACAAGCAAAGGCAGTTGAGAGGCTATCACCAAGCTATCACGAAATACTAAAGAGTATGCCTACAGATAACAACTACAACGTTATCTTTCATAAAAGAAATCATAAAGGAGAAGTAGTAGTTATGACTAAGGAAGACTTCTACGATATACTACAAATGTTAATCAATTTAGATATAGTAAATGTTAGATAAGGTAGCAGAATTACACAGTTTATGGATGAAGTGCTGTATTAACTTTGGTTGTAATTACCAAGATGCACAAGACATAGTACAGGAAATGTACTTAAAGATTTCTAAGGTAGAGAATAAAGATAAGTTTAAATATGGTCAAGATGATATAAATAAATACTATATCTATATGACTTTAAAAAACTTATTCATAGACATTAAAAGAAAGAAACTATTAACTGATTCTTTATTACTTAATGATGAATTAGATTTACCAGAAGATGTTAATTATGATTATGCAAGAGATGCAGCGTTAGAAGACATTATAAACGATATAAGAAAGGATTTGTCTAAGAAAGACCAATTTATACAAAAGTTATTTGAATTGTATTATAGAGTACCTATTAATAGTAATGTATCTTACTTCTCTAAAGAAAAACTATCTCAACAGAAAATATCTGATGATGCCAATGTAACAAAGTATTCTGTGTCTGAGAAGTTAAAGAAACTAAAGAAAGAGTTAAGAGAAAAATACAAGGAAAATATAGAGGATTTTTTTAACGGCGATTATGATAAATTGTAAAGAGGTTAGAGATTGTTGGATTAATGGTATATTTATATCACCAGTAGTAGTCAACAGTATGCAAGATGTAAGAATAGATGTTTACAACATAGAGAACGGAAAGTTGATAACAAGAAGAAAAGGTACTACAATCTTCAAGCAAAAGACAAAGAAAGAGAAAGAAAAGATTTACGAAACAATATTAGAAGCATATAAACATTATTATAACAAATTATGAAAAAAGACAAGTATTACAAAGATTTAGAAAAAAAAGGTTACTACGATAGCATAGACAAACGTTCTAAAGACTATAGGGAGTATAAAGAATGGAAAGCTAAATTCCAAGAGAAAGAAGAAGTAGGTTTAGGTGACGTGGTAGAAAAGATTACTAAAGCTACAGGTATTAAGAAGGTTGTAGAAGCTATTACAGATGATTGTGGTTGTGAAGAACGTAAAGAGAAACTTAATAAGTTTAGTGTTTGGGGTAGAAGAAAGTTAAATTGTATCTCTGAGGAAGACTATAACTGGTATGTTTCAGAAAACATTAGAAAAAAGTCAAGATGGAAGTTTAATGAAATAGAAAGATTAGTTTCTGTTTACAACAGTATATTTAATACTAAAATGAAGCCAAGTAGTTGTTCTTCTTGTGTAAAAAGCTACCAAGAGAACTTAAATAAGTACATAGAAATTTATAACAGTTAAGATGCGATTAATATTAGATGAAATGAAAAAATGCAGTAAATGCAAAGAACTAAAAAGTTTCTCCTTATTTTATAAGGGTAAAATATTTAAAGATGGGTATAGACCTTCTTGTAAAAAATGTGATTCGTTATCAAGGGATATTGAAAAGAGAGATAAATATAATAAAGATTATTGGTTAAAAAACAAAGAGAGATTAAGTAAGAGAAATAAGGAATATCGTAAAAAAAACAAAGAAAGTTTAGCTAAATACCAAAGTGAGTATAGTAAGAAGTGGTATCAAGAAAATAAACAGAGAATAAACAAAAGGAATAGAGAGCGAAAAAAAACGGATATTCTATACAGATTAAGGCGTGATATATCAACATATACTTCAAGGGCATTAAAAAAAAGAGGTTACACTAAGAAAAGTAAAACACACGAGATAATAGGTATTGATTATTATGGTTTAAAAATACACTTAGAAAATCAATTTACAACTGGTATGAATTGGGATAACAGGTCTGAATGGCATATAGACCATATAGTGCCACTATCATCTGCTAACACAGAAGAAGAATTAATTAGATTATGTCATTACACTAATTTACAACCCTTATGGGCTGAAGATAATTTAAAGAAAGGAGGTAAGTTATCAGACTAATATTAGATGCAGATTCTTTAATTTATTCAGCTTGTTTTAATGTAGAAACATTAGATGAGGCTAAGAATAAGTTTGATAACTATTTAGGCTACGTTTTAAAGGATTTAAGCGACATTTGTGAGTTCGATGATATTTGGATATGCAATGGCTCTAAAAACAACTTTAGAGTGGCTTTAAATAAGCAATACAAGGCTAATAGAACACAAGAAAGACCTGCATTTTTGTCAGAGTTACATAATCACGTAAAAAAAGAGTTTAATTCTTATTGGGTTGATGGTTATGAAACAGATGATGTTGTTGCTACCTTATGGAAACAATCTTGCGATGAATTAGGTGAGAATAATGTAATTATCGCTGCTAATGATAAAGACTACAAGCAATTTCCTTGTTGGTTTTTTGATACTTACTACTCCAGAAGAGAGTTGGTTAAGATAGAAGATTTTGAGGCTAAGTATAACTTTTATCATCAAATGATAATGGGAGATACTGCTGATAATGTAAAATACTTTAAAGGTTATGGTAAAGCTAAAGCACATAAAATACTTAAAGGTGCTAAAACAGAGTTTGCTTTAATCAGAAGAGTTTATAGTTT